AGCTGACGTTGGCGCTCAATGTCTGCCTGACCACGCTCAATAACTTCCTGCGTATATGGCGACATATATGAGCCTAGATTTGTGCTGGCTAACTGTCCTACTTGGATTTGATCTGGGGCTTGCGCTGCCTGAACTGCGCCAACGCCCTGCATTGTCTGCGCCGGACCAATTTGCGCAGCCTGCATGTCAGTCGGGCTAAAGCTGCCCAAGCGACCATATATATCGCCTGCCTGAGTTTGGTACTGCTGAGCCTGCTTGAATACGTTTGGTCCAGACGGCGTAACCATCGGAGTTGGCGCAGGGGCTGGGGTGGGAGTTGTTTGAATAGGCTTGGGGGACGGGAAGCTGTCTACAGCAATCCCGCTATTTGGACCTGTGTTTATGATTGGGCCTAAGTTTGGCACGGTTGTTTGCTGTGATCCTGATTTGCCCATTAGTCATCATCTCCATATCCAAAGTCAGACGGTGTAAGGCCAATAGCATTGGATAGGCCACCTAAAGCACCTCCGAACGTGGGGCCGCTCTTCCCGGGCCCGCCACCATCAAACATATCGCCAAAGCTAATGTAGCCTCCGCTGTCAACTGTGTTATCTGGCACACTACCATAACCAACGCCTGGGAACCCCTCTGAGCTGCTGCCAGTTCCAACTACTGTCTGAGTAGGTCCGGTGGTTGTGGGATTTGGGTTATAATTAGGGTTTGCCGCGCCAGTAATCGGGTCAAACCGACCTAGATTTGCAAAGAACTCATACTGATCTGGGCGTGTCTCTTTTAGACGCTCAAGTGCAGAAAAGTAAGCTGGTGCAGTTGTGTATCCAGTTATGCCGCCAGATGTTGCTGTATCCACACCAGACATGCTCATTGCAGCAGGTGCGGCTAGGCCATATGCTGATGCCATACCGCCTACGTTCTGCGCCATAGCTTGCTCGTATGGATTGATTGCTGCAACCTCTGGGCCAAAATAAGGCAAGTAGCCCATTTCTTTGATTTTTTTTGCTTCCTCAACAGCTAATTTGCCAGCTTCTTCCATATACGCTGGTATCTTGTTTTCTGTGGTGCTTCTACTGCCCATGTCAGAACTCCAAATGCATTGTTATAGAGTGAGGCTTCCAGCCAATCTTCTCCAAAGGTTTTTGCCATCCAAAACGACCATCAAATGTGGCAAATGAACAGCCTTGCAATTTCGCCCATTCTTTCACACTTTCAGTCATTTGTAAAATTTCATCCAATTCACCACCAGCAAGAAAGACATGCAAAGCGTTTCTATCGTGATATACCACGATTTCCGTTACAATGCATCCTCGCTCTGCAGGCCATAACTGCATTTTGCCAGAACGTATGCCCTCGCATACCTCTGCCCAAGTGTTTAGATTACCTGAACGCTTTAGTGCTTTCTTGATCCAAGGCTTGCAGCGCTCCAAGGGATTTATGTCTGCGTGCGCATTCATCCGTGCATCCTCGTAATCGCAATCGTTGACGCAGGCGCGGAAGGAGCAAAAGCTGTCGCAGTCGTGGCATCTAAAAACCCGCTTGTGCTGTCTACTGCCCACATAGCCTCTAAGTAATCATTGGCACTTACATCAAAGATTGCAGAGCGTGACACAACCAACACTGAACCGTTTTGGTGCAACGCGTTTTTCATCGTTGATCCCAAAACGTCAGTGCCGTTAATGCGAGGCCAAAACCAGAAGTTTACTGTGCTGCTGGACGTTGATGCAATTTGCGCCGAAAAGCTAATCATGTATTGACCAGCTTCGGCGAACACAATGCGACTTGCGGGCGTTCCATTTGTTACACCTTCAGCAATGCTAGATGTGTATGTTAAAGCGTATGCTGTGTTTATAGCTACCGCTGTCTGGTCTGTCGTGACTGCACCAGCGTATTGGCCATCTTCAAGAACGATCTGCACAAACGCTCCATCCTTGGACACAACTGGATACTTGTTTTCACGATCCCACAGAATAACGCCATCCTCAGAGGCAGAGCTATATTGATCCTTGGCGTCTAGCTGATTGAGAGCTTTACCAAGAAACTTACGGATATTCTCTGCCCATGCCTGAATGTCTGGCGTAAACGGTGGGACAATTCTCATCTGCGCCCACCTTGCCGCGCATCAAGTCGCATGATGCCCACGCGCCAATCTGCATCCTCTACGCCCTCAACCCGCATACGCACCTGACGACCTTGGAAACGCACCGATGTTGGGTTGCTCATGGTAAACGGGCCATATTCGCGTTCTTCTGCGTTGGGGTAGTAGCGCGTCTTAAACTTAGCGTTTACATCGCCCTGCGTTTTTTCGTCTGGGATTACTTCGACCACATTCATAATGTTATCGCCAGAACCAATGGAAATTGGGCCTGTTTCTGCGTGTGGCGTGTCTGATCCGTAGTTGTAGCCAACTTCGTGTTCGTAAAGCTCACCGTTACTTGCAATAAACATTGGGTAACGGAATACGCCACGATCAACGCCCGCTGTGCGATCCATGTTTCCTGTCATCCAGATGTTTTCCGCATAATCATATGCAACGTAGCGATCACACTCCATCGAACCCTTCGATGGATAGAACCACCAGATTTCATTCCATGCGCTGTTTACGACTGCACTAACCTTGCTTTTCTGGTCACTGTTTATGTCTGAGAAAACGTAGTCACCGACTTCGCACGATATGTCTTGCACGCGCCCACCAGAATAGACAAAGAAGCCTCTGTTACCCATCCAGAATACGCCGTTGTCCACTGACACAGCCGCTGCCGCGCCAATGAGGCCGCATGATGTGCCGACACGCTCAAAGCCATACACAAACGGTGGGCCTTGATATGTCATTGTGTGCGCATCCTCTGATGTGAGGATAAGCGACTGACCGCGCGTTCTCACGCCGCGTAAAATTGTGCCATTTGTCTGGATGTTGATATCACCCGCTTGGTTTGTCGCTGCGGGTGTCCAAGTGGTATTGTCCTCTTGATCTGACCACTGCACCTTGCGAGGATCACCGCCCGCGCCAAAGCATACGACAAAGCGCTCCTCCGTCACCATGAAGCCAGAGCAGTCTGTCGGTGCGTTGGAAACTGGCTGCGCTACGACAGCATCGTTAAGCTGCCACTCGTTTAGCGTCCCGTCATCTGGTGACATTGCCAAAAGGTATTCGCCCCAGTTGTCTAGCGACCACACGGTGGCGGGTAGTATCTGGTCTGCATCTTGGCGAGGTGTGCCATACGTTTCGTAGCCATAAAAGCCACCGCCATAGCCAGTGTTAATCCCCGCGTCGATTAAGCCCTGCGTAAATGAGGCGGGCGTGATTTCTGTTTTCACACCACCCGCGCTTATCACATAAAGGGCGTCATCTGTTCCAGCCGCTAAACGACGATTTGCTGAGTTATCTTCCCACGCAATGATGCGCCTTGCTACGCCCTGAATGTCTACGTCTTGGCGTTGTCTCCAGCCGCCGATTGGACGTAAAGCATCTTCGTGCCAGCGAATAAGGTTCACGTCACGCCAGCGACCTTGTGACATTAAGTCAGTGCCGTTGCGATACGCCCCCTTCGGGATTTGCAATGGTATGAGAGGCATTAAGCATTACTCCCTCTCAATTAAGGTTTAGTAGGCCAGTCGTCGTCGTTTAGATTAGGCCAATTCGCATGAGATGTGATGTCACGCAAAGCCTGACGGTAGGTTGTCATTTCCGCTGTAAGGGTAACGTCAGTCAGCGCAAAGTAATCCGTTTCAGCGAGTAGGCCGTTGCGTGTAGTGCGATGGCCTTCAGCAACTTTGGCGTCTAGCGTAGCCTGATACGCCGCCTCATGCTCTGCCTTGGTTGTCGTAACGCCATCCTCATCAGTGGTGTCAGCAAACATGTCACGAGCAACGTAGTTCTCTACCCAGTTGCCGTTAGCGTCTTGGACAACACCATCACGCACTGACACCTGATAGTCGCCTACAGTAGCCGCAGGTGACTTTAGCACAGGGTCTAAGTTTAGTGCGTCTAGGGTTGCTGCTTTCCAGACCCGTGGCAAAGACATATTGGGGTTAGCTGCACGCCATTGCCCCTGCGATTTAACTTCGCCTGTTGTTCTGTTTCTGTATTCACTCATTAGATTGATCCTTTCATATGAGTTTGATTATGCGATTGCGTAGAAGATGAATGTTTCACCAGATGCATTAAAACCGTAAGTTGTATCGTTTGTTAGCGTAAATCCGTTAGAGTATGGATCAATTATATCAAACGTAGTTTTTTCAGCCGTAGTACGATTAAGCTCTAAAAACGGGTCATTACCAGACACAATACCACGCTCGCTATCAAATAATAACCAATGACCAGTGCCACTTGTTTTTTTCAGCAAAACAAACCTAGCACCACTACTGAAACCGCAGTCAATGTTCTGCGTAGAGCCGTTGCCTGTATAACTCCCCACCTTAGACACACCATCTAGGCTTGCGAATAGGTAGGCTATCCAATCAGCATTTGTCTCAGCATGAGAGAATGAGCCACCTGTTGCTGCTGTAAATTGAGTATCGGTTGCGTTTGTAAACCGTAAAGTTGTTGATTTAGCCGCAGTGTCGTTTAGTAATAATGTCCCATCGTTAGGTATTGTTACAAACCAACTACCTGTGCTGTCTCTCCTTTTCACTATAGCCAACTCTGGGACAACACCAAGGTTATGATAAACTGTTGTATCTGTTTGTGTGGGTGTTGTGTAAGCAACGACATCAAAGAAGCTGGGGGCACGACGCCACATCCAAGAATAATAAGAGGTATCTAAGGCAGCGTCATACCAACCATCTTGATGGTCAAACTGCCACAAACTTTGTGCGTTTTCTGCTTGCGTTAAGTTTGCAAATAAACCCCTACCTTGTAAAAGTCTTGCTCCTACACCTGAATTACTCCCACTCGTGCGTTTCCATATGCCCATATCAACAGGAAAGTTAGAAACCCATTGCGGATCAGTGCTAGAGCCATCACCTTGGTCAATAGCAAACACATCAGTCGCATCTTCAGGCACAGCCATAGGGCCACGGCGAATGGCTATGTAGATGTAGGTGTCTCCAGAGCTGTTAATAAATCCAGCAGTATTTTCTACCTTAAACCCTGTGGAAGTGAACGCAAAACCATTATAGCTTGCTTCTGTGCTTGTAGCATGTGGTTGTAAGTAAGCATCATTGCTGCCAGTGGCAACTCCACGCATATTATCCCAGATGCTCCAAGCAGTATTTCCTGTTGTGACATCTTTAATAAGTAACCACTGAGGCTCAAACCCTAAGTCAATCTCAGGGCCATCAGTAGAACCATTCCCCGTATAACTCCCACACTTGATAATATCAGCATCACCATCAGGGCCGAACCCACCGTCACCATCGTTGTGGGCGAATAGGTAGGCAACGTAGTCGTTACCAGAAAAGTTTGTATTTCCGTTTCCAACAGTAAAAACTGTATCTGTTGGAGCTGTATCATTCCAATACGCAGTATTCCCTGCTGCCCCATCGTTATTATTTAATGTTAAATAGACATTTTGAGGTGCGGTTGGATTAGCTTTGCGATGATATACTGACCAGTTATTAACAGAAGAGTTTAACCTTTTGGTGATAATACATCCAACTTCACAACCAAGATTATGACTAATTGTTCTACCACTTACACCATCCCCAGTATAAGTCACCACATCAAAGAACTTAGGGGCTTTGCGGAATGTCCAAGAGGCGTAGTCTACTGTGTTTTCATTAACATAACCACTACCATCAAGCGTGAAACCATCTGAGTTAAAAGACACAGCCCAATCTGAAATAGTAGTTTCAGCATCCGTAGCCTGTGATTTTAATATTTTATCAATGCCACGCTCTGTATCCATTAATCCGTGACCGAAACTTGTATAAGTTCCACTCGTCCTAGATTTTGTCCAAACCAGACCACCCTCACCCGCAAGGTCAATGCCGTTAGTGATCTGTTGTGTCGTGGTTGATGTTGAGTTCCCCGTATACAAATAAGTGCTGAACACTTCTTCTACGTTCAGGGCTTCACCACCTAAACCAGCAGCGGCTTGGATAAGTTTTTTAGTATTAGCCATTGTTTACCCCAATGCTTGACCAGCCGTGAACCCATACCATGTTGTGCCGCCATCATGCGTGATAAACACAAAGTAATCTACCGCAGATGCAGTTGCTGTTAAGGTTGGCGCAGTCGCCGCTGGCCAGTCTACTGAGGCGGGCCATGTCACTGTG